CAAAAGGCGGACTAAAAATAGAATAATGAATACTATTATCTGGAATAGCTTTCATTATTTCACAACTATCTCCATTATATAATACAAATCCGTTTCCCTCGTATTGGTCTTTACACTTAATATCCATTTTAATATTCCTCACTTTCTGTCTTTACCCAACTAGGAATTACTACTAACTTATCAGCTATATAGTCCTCTGTTATTTTCATAGTTGAATGTATTTCGTTTTTAAGAATTGATGATGTCCTATCAATCATATTCTGTGACATTCTTTGATGTTGTCCTTCTTTTCGTTTTATATTATTTAATACACTTATTTCTTTTTGACTTATAATAACATATACGTTTACTTCTTCTGTCTGTCCAAAACGATAACATCTTCTTACAGCTTGATAGAATTTTTCATAACTATCAGATATACCACAAAATATCATATTATGGCACTTTTGAAAGTTCATTCCAAATCCACAAATAGATGGCTTGCTAACAAGATATTTTATATCACCATTTGCAAATCCAAGCATTGCATTTTCTTTATGTTCATCACTATCAGAACCAGTTACCTCTATTATTCCAAACTGTTTAGCTATTGATGTACTCTCGTCATTATAATCTACCCAAATTAAGCAACTATCCATATCTTTTAACAAGTCGCCTACAACAGATATTCTATCTTGCATACTGTCTTTTCTTGCTTGTCTGCGTTCTTGTAATGTTTGTGCCGCCGATGGAAGTAATGCCCCTTTATCAGCTTTACTATCAACTATAATATGCTCTATATTTAATTTTGGTAAATTATATCTTTCATCTGAATAACCTATATCGGCTGGATTTTTAACAACCATTGCCCAAGTTGCAAGCCACTCCCAAAACTTACTTTCTGCGTGTCGCTTCATTCTCCATTGACTTTCCTTTGCGTCATTAATAAAAAATGTTGCAAGCATTTCTGTTCGTGACATAATATTTAAGAAATCAGAATGAGTACCTAACTCTTGATAATCATTAGGCGATGGAGTGGCAGTACAAGCTAACTTATATTTTGTAAATCTGAATGTTTCAATTATTTCTGTACTCATTTTACCACTAAATGATTTTAATATACTACTTTCATCAAGTACAACACAACAAAATTCATTAGGATTAAAATGCTGTAACATTTCATAGTTTGTAATATTTATTCCGTCTTTTACATCTGTTTGTGTTCTGCAAATATTGACTTCTATTCCAAACTTTTCACCATCCTGTTTTGTCTGTTTACTTACTGCAAGCGGTGCTAAAATAAGTGCTTTTCCATTTTCGTGTTTACATACCTGATTAGCAAATTCAAGCTGACATATAGTCTTTCCTAGTCCTGTATCTAGGAATAATGCACACTTACCTTTCTTTAATGCCCATTTGACTATCTGCTTTTGAAAGTCAAATAGATTTTCATTTAACTCTGAAATATCAATATCAAATCCTGTATTCTGATATGTGTATTCTTTTGTTTTTAAGAACTCTTTATATTCCATCTACATTTACCCCTGTTATTTCTTTAAATATCTCCGCGTCAAAATTAGGAATCGCCTTGATGACATCTTTTTCTCTGTCTGACAGCCTATTCCACCAAATCTGACCGCATTCAGATTCATCAAGCTCTTTAAGATAACCGCCTGTTGTCTTATATTCAGGATACTGTTCTTTTTCTTCATCAGTCATGTCATCTGACCCAATCCATTTAAAAACATTTTTCTGAATTGTATTTAACAGCCATCTTGCTTCTGAATCCCACCAATCACTTAAAGTCCAATCAGAAGGTTTATTGAACATCAGAGTCTTTGCTTCTTTGGTATTAAAACAGCCACTTGAAAAAGAAGTCTTGTTCCAATCACCGCTGTTGCGATTACCGCTGTTGCAATCACCGCTGTTCCAATCACCGCTGTTGTAATTACCGCTGTTGCAATCACCGCTGTTCCAATCACCGCTGTTGTAATTACCGCTGTTGTAATTACCGCTGTTGCGATTACCGCTGTTCCAATCACCGCTGTTGTAATTACCGCTGTTGTAATTACCGCTGTTGCGATTACCGCTGTTGCAATCACCGCTGTTCCAATCACCGCTGTTCCAATCACCGCTGTTGTAATTACCGCTGTTGTAATTACCGCTGTTGCAATCACCGCTGTTGCAAAGTCCTGCATTGGCTTTTCCCATATTGACCATTTTCAAAACTTCCTCCCAACTGACTTCACGAACAATTTTGATTTTGTTGGTGCAACATTTGCTGCCATCATCTTGGGTGTCAATATCACCAAGTGCTTCAATCTCTGCAACCTTGTTTTCAGGATTGAATTGATAATAATTGAAGCAGTCTTTCAGTTCTTTGCAGAAGTGAAGTCCTCTGTTGCAACAGAAAGGTGTCACATCTTCTTCAAATACTTCACCAACTGCATATTGAAAACCTCTGCATGTCCAATCAGGTTCAAAAACTTTATACCCTTTCATACGTTTAAATCTCCTTATAAATTTATAATAGTTGTTTAACTTAACAACATTATACTACATATTTATATATATGTCAACTACTTTTCGTAAATTATTCTATAATTATTTGCTTTTGCATACCCCCATTCTAACCTTGCACCTTTGCTATCTTTCCAACCTTTTAGCATATAAATAGTATCGCACATTTCAAGCATACATAATGACATCTTGATATACTGATTATATGTTGTTTCGTGAGGTAACTGTGCATTTACTTTTGCTGGATTGATAACATACAGCAAGCCTGTATTTTTAATATGATTTTCTGCTTTTTCAAATCGTTTTATATAATCGTCGGTACCTGTTATTTTCCCACTTATATACACTCTGCTTTGTATTGTCATTAAAATACCTCTTCCAAATTATTAAATTCTTCTTCTGTTAGTTCATTCAAGTCTTTTTTGCCTTGTGGTAATATATATTCCGTTATAATTTTATTCTTTACATTTGCCCTTATTCTTTTTCTTGCTTTCATTCCTGCTTCATCATTATCTGTTGCAAGTATAATCTTGCGACAAGGCAATCCACTTAGTTGCTTAAATTGCAATTCAGCACCAAGCCCATTCATAGCAACTGCATACCTACCATATACCCAAGCTGTCAATGCGTCTAACATACTTTCACATACAATCACTTCATCATTCCTTCCACTGTGTCGTCTTGGTGTTGTTCTTAAATATTCATATAATCCATAAAGAGGTTTCTCGGCTTTTGATGGGTAATTGAAATATTTTGTCTTAACACTTCGCCTTGCCACAAATAAGCAGTTTCCATTTATATCACGAATTGGGAATGTTAGACAATCAGTCTTTTTGTCATAACCTATATCAAATAAATCTACAATTTCTTTATTCAATTTCCTTTTCCACATATAATTATGATAATATCTATAACTGTCTAATTCTTCTTCACTAACATACTTAGGTGTAGCTTTTTCACTTGTACTGTCCCTTGACAAGTCCAAATCTATCCATTTGCGTTCTTCCACATTTACTGTTAAGAAGGTTTTTGTCAGCCAATTCCAACCATAAGCCCCTATAACATCATCATAATGCCCGAAACAATGTGAGATTACTTCTTGTAGGCTGTGTGTCTCACCACACGCAAAGCAATGAAATAATCCGTCACTTTTTCTTATACCTGCTGACGGTTTTCGTTCTTGTCCGTCTTTGTGGTATGGACAACTGCACATAATATCCTCACCACTATCTCTTGTTATTTGTAATAATGGTATATTATTTATTCTTAATTGTGTTTGTAATTCTTGTATTATATCTGATAATTCACAATTAAATTGTAATCCGTTAATTTGCATTTAACCACCACCTAACTACATACTATTCATACTCCCATTTATAACTGCACGCAGATTTATTTTTATGCCGGCAACAAGCTGATATATTAGCAACAGTTGAACCAACAGAGCGTGCCGCATCTGATATACTTGGGTAACGTGCCACTTCACACCCATTTATATCATACTGTATAACACGTCTACCCTGTGATTTTGCGTGTGAAATTCTTAGATTGTTTAAATGCTCCGAAGTAAACACAATACCCTTACGGGATTCACTCACATTTTTAAGATGATTGCCATACTTGCTATTGTACTTTGCAGTACACCACTCCAAATTATCCGCACAGTTATTTTGTTTATTTTCGTCTTTATGATTTATTTGAGGTAAATTATCAGGATTAGGTACAAACACTTGTGCTACTAATCTGTGAACCCCATAACGCTTATAGCGTGTAATATTTCGCTGTGTAAAACTCACACGTTTATAGCCCTTCGCATCTGTAACAGGGTGCATTAAATATGGTTTTTTATAATGTAAAGTTCTTACATTTCCCATATTACTAACTTGATACAACCCCTCCCAACCTTCAATATCTTTCCAAATTTCTTCCATAGAACCACTCCTTAAAATGTTATATATCCTTATATCTATCATTATACTATATGCATTTTAATAAGTCAATTAAAAAATGTCAGCAACATCGTTAAATTGCTTTCTAACTTCTCTTACTTTTCTTTCAGTTCGTTCTTTTGGCTGTGCGTCATCATAACTAGGTATATTTGTAAAAAGTCCTGTGTTTATATCCCATTGATATAATAACTTTCCACCAACTGCTCCAAACCTCTGCTTCTTAATCCCCATTTCTAATACACCATTATTCTTTTGCTGTATTGAAATTACTTTACTTGCATTGTGAGATATACCATCACTGTCTCTTATGCTTTCAAGCTCAGGTGTTCCTTCCTCTTCACCGCTTACTACTCCACTTCTGTTCGCTTGCACTACTACTAAAACAGGCACTTTTAATTCCATTGACAAACTCATTAAATCTTCTGATATATTAGTGAGTGATGTAGTTTTGTTATCACCTCTATTGTATCTTTCATCTGTCATGTAAGTAATGCCATCAATAGCTATTAAATCTAATTTATATTGCTTTATCCAATTTTTTAATTTACTAACTGTGATTTTTTTGTCAAAATCAAGTGGAGTTGCAACTATAAATTTATTTTGTTTTTGTTGTAACTCTGTTATATAATCGTGATATGCTGCTTCTTCAACATCTTCTTTCCCCCACATCAACCCTTTATTAGAAAAATTCTTGTGTAAAGTATCAAATCTATAACCAATACTGTTTGCTGACATTTCAGGTGATATATATCCAACATTAAATCCTATTTGCCAAATGTGAGTACACATTTTTTCAAGCACCCAAGATTTACCTTGATTAGTTCTTGCGAATATTACTAGCAATTCTTCTTCCCTTTGAATACCGTGAATTATATCATCTAATTCCTCAAATCCACTTGTGAAAAACCATTCTTCCTGATGTTCCTTGCGTTCTTTAAACTGTTCAAATCTTTCTTCGGACTGTGCTATGATGTTTGTTCCGCCTAATTGATAATTAGGTTCTAATTCTTTCATAGCGTGTATCATATATTCACTTGCGGCATTAGCATCTGTTTTCAACAATTCTGCGGCTTTCTGTATTACAGGAACGGATTTATAATATAGATACTCCTCACGAATAGTATCAACTAAATATCTGTCGCTTTCAGTAACTTCCACCAATTCCACACTAGGGAACGCAAATAAGAAACTTGCTTTATCAGGAATATTTCCATACTCTTTATAATGATTTTGAATATATGAAAATTCTTGCTCATATCCTACAAAATAATCTTCTGTTAGTAAGTTATCCTCTACTATTTCATTTGATTGTGTCTGTAAAATCTTACTTATTATCTGTAATTGAATAATCTTAATCACCCTCTTTATTAAACTTTTTTATATAATCATCATACCATATCCATATATAACCGTGATGTGTCTTTCTCTTACCATTTGCACAGTTACATACATTACTATGTATAAATCCATATAAATCAGTTTCACTTGTACTATTCCACACTTTAATTAAATTATAATTCATATCTAATTGACACACTTTTTTTGATTGCGCTTTGTGCCAATTATCTAACCTTGCTTTACATTCAGCTAAAAACTCTGGGTTATTCCTATATCTTTTTAGCATATGTTCACTTTGTTTTGTTTTGCATAAATAATAATTTGAATTATATGAATAAGTACACCATTCAAGATTATTCACACAATTATTTTGTGGTAAACCATCTATATGATTTATACAAGGTAGATTATCGGGGTTAGGAATAAACGCTTGTGCTACTAATCTGTGAACAAGTAATTTATTATATGTCAAATCTTTACATAAAACCACTTGCCTATATCCAAGTGCATTCTCCGTATATTTAAGTATGCGTTCCCTTATAGTTCTATAACCGTTTTTAACTCTAGCTTTTCTACTTAGTGATTTCACATTACCTAAATTGCTGACTTCATACAAACCTTCATACCCAACTACATCTTTCCAAACTTCTTTCATATAATCACTCCTTAAATTTTACTATATGAATATTGTATCATCGTATAGTAAAATAGTCAATAATAAATACTATTTGTAATTGAACCATTTTAACTTCTCCTATCCTTTCCTTTAAATTCTATGACCATCGATGTGTTCCATACACGACTTGCTAATCTTGTTCCTAGCGACTTTTCAAGTTCTTCCTTGTTTAGATTGCCTGTATATATGTTACTTTTCTGTTCTAGCACTCGCTGGTCTATATATGTTAGTAACTGTGTATGGTCGTATTGACTTAATTCATTAGCACCTATATCATCCCATACAACCAAATCAACTCTTGTTAATTGTTCTTTTATATCGTCAAATCTTGCGTCTTTGTTGTTAAAATCTTTTAACTTTGTCAAGAAAGTAGGTGTATGAATAAATATTCCTCTTGTTCTAAACCCATTACCTGCCCAAACTTCATTGAAATATTTTAACATTAACTTAATTGCCCATGCTGTTTTGCCATTACCTGTTTCTTCACTTGTAATATAAAGATTATCGCCATTTTCTACAAAATTAACTATATTATCTTTAATATCGGCTAATTCACAAAATGCTTTAAAATCATTGCCTGCTTCTAATACATCAGGTTTTTGTCTATTTAATGGGATATTACTGTTTTCCATTAAATATTTCATTTCTAAATATCTTACACAATTTTGTGTGCAATTTTGGGTACACACATCTTTATACCAACAATTTTCATTTTGCAATCATATCACTCCTATATACATGACGCTATTTTAAGTTAAATGTGGTTATTTTGCATTTTTATAGTTTACACATATAATTTTATACCTAAAATTAAAACGCAAAATAGACACAAAATACCTAACAAAACAAGGTCATTTAAAAATACCACTGTTTTCCATCTTTTTCAAACTGTTTTTTCATTTCTTCCTGTTGTTTATAATCTTCATCTGTCATTGCTTCACATTTTAATCCTTTTCCCTCACTGAATTTATCATTATTTCTTGTACCACTATAAGTATTTTTTGTAGGTAACGGATAAAATTCTGCCCAACCATTTTTTAAAGTTCGTTTAACAACTTCTATTTTTTTAGTTTCTTCTTTTTCTATACTATCTAAATTATCTAAATAATATGTAAATTGTTTAGAAGTTTGTAATTTTTTAACAGCTATTCTCATTTTTACAAATTCGACTAAACAAGTTTGTAATTCTCGATTATCTGTATAATTGTTTATTAAAGCTACACACTCTGTATATACATTAGATTTTTTCTTTTTCTTACAGCTGCCTAAGAAATTATCCTGAAAATTATTGTTAATAGATGCGGTTTCCACAGATAATACTTTAGTATTATCTTTGTTACTTAATTCATTAGTTCTTGATTTATTGTTATTTAATTGTGTATTAAATTCAAGTTGTAGGTTTTCTACTTGTTGATTTTCCACATCTAGGTTTTCTATTTGTTTTACTTCATAAAGAGTGTATTTCCATTTAATAATTTTTCCATTTTCATGTATTCGTTCCCTTTTTAGATACCCCGCTTTTTCTAATTCCTGCAAACCTGTTCTTATAGAAGTTTCACTATCACTGAATAATGTAGTAAGTCCAGCTATTGAATAATTCCAAGTTGAAGGCAGTGATAACATTGTAGTTAATATACCTTTAGCTTTAGCTGACAACGATTTATCTTTAAATATTCCATTATCTATTATAGTGAAGTTTTGTTGCTTTCTAACTATATTCATTTCTATTTCTGCCATGTTATACCCTCCTTATAAAATAAAATGAGCTTTTATAATAGGACTGGCGGTTCCAATTATAAAAGCTCGTTAGCTTTTGTTTCTATGAGGTAGTCACTGCAATAGTATCCGCCAGAAACTAAAGCTAACCTGTTTTTAAGCCCTTTTTACAAGACTATATATGCATTATAACACACATTACAGTAATTGTCAACACTTTTTAGAAGAAAATGCCTGTAAAATATCATTTATTTGATTATCACACTCATTGTTACAAGTCTCCCAAAGCAAAGCTCGTTCACTTTCAATATCAACATCATTTACATCTGGAATGGTTCGTTCTTCACAATATTCAACAGTATAATAGTTGTCTCTAATTTTAACTGAAGCTCTGCTTGCCGCCTTGATAGTAGTTATTATGGCTTTACTTTCGTATTTTGTCATTTTAACTCACTCCCTAATACCAATGATAATATAATCATCATCACAATACCGCAGACTAAACCAACTATAAATCCACACCAAAATGGCGGTATAAACATTGTTAATCCTCCTTAGACTTCTTTAATTTAGACACTCTCAGTGTGGTAACTTCTTTAACTTCCTTACACTTGTCCATTGCAATGATCGTGTCACTGTTAATAACATCGTTGTATATAGCTTTTTCAAGAGCATCCATATCAACATATTCTTTAGTTTTTATAAACTGATTGTAACCACCGTCAATGTCACTTGATTTTAAAAGTTCAATAAGTTTATCTTCGTTAAGTGTTTCTCTTTTTGATACTGAATATTTAGCTACATACCCATCAACTTCATATTCAGGTAATTTTGACTGTGACATAATCTCTTTAATTTCTGCATTTTCTTTGTCACAAATTTTTTTGTAGTCATCCAATTCCTGTTTGTTGCTTACATAGCGTGGAATAAGTTCATCAAGCCTATTCATTGTTAGTCCTCCTTAGATTTTTTTAGATATTTCTGTGTTATAGCACCAAGTACACCATTTCGTCCTTTAGGTAATTTTGAACGAAACTCGATAAGTTTCCAAATGTCAGACTCTTTCCAATACCTTGTCTGTCTTGAACCTTTTTGTATATAGTCTGGGAGTAGTTTTGCTAATTCGTGTTCGGGATTTACTCTTTTCCACATATACCAATTATTAATGGTATTAACAGCACAGCCTAAAGTAACAGCTACTTCTTCAACTTTTAATAAGCGTTCATTTTCCATTTTAATGTCTCTCCTTTCCATATAAATATTATCAATCCTCCTTTAATAGTTTCTATAGTTGTTTTATGTTAATATTATAACACATGATATAATTGTTGTCAACATTAACTCAATAAAAAATCAAGTAATTCTGTTTTATTTTTTGAAATTTTCCCATCCACAATACAGTCGGACATAGCACCTTTTTTCTGTACTAATTGCCAAATTCTTTCATCAATGGTATTTTTACACATGATGTTATAAATTGTAATGTTGTTATTCTGTCCAATTCGGTGACACCTGTCCACTGCTTGGTCATATGTTGCTTTTGTCCAGGGATGGTCTAAAAATATGACTATTGTACCTGCTGTAAGCGTAATTCCCGTTCCCATAGCCCCGAGAGTGCCTAACGCAAATTTACATTCAGTATTATTCTGAAATGCAATTACATTTGATTGTCTTTCAGCATCTTTGGTTTCTCCTGTTATTATAATTCCTTTATATTTTTTACTTAATCGGTCATAAACAGGTGCTGTCATTTGTATCCAGTTTGAGAAAATAACAACTTTCTTCCCACTCTCAACTGCTTCATCTACAAGCTCTTCCATTCTATCAAGTTTAGCCGACTCCTTAATTGTACTTGATAGAATACCCGTATAGCCAGTTGCTTGTCTTAACCTAATAAGTTCTGAAAGCGGGTTAATAGAATTTTTAATCATATCAATATTAGCTTTAATTGCTGTAGTTACTTCTTTATAAATCTGCTCTTGTTTGCCTGTCATTTCAACATATTCATCAATATATAACTTTTCAGGTAAATCTAATACATCTTCTTTTAATCGTCTGAGCATAACAGAATTAAGTTGTTCTTGTAATTCATCAAGATTTTTATAACCTATAACTTCATACCCACCAAAACCACCTGTTACACAATAATGATTTTTAAAAGCATAAAATGAGTGTTTTTCATAACCCAACCATTTTAATATAATGTATAAATCCATTGGCGTGTTCATAAGAGGTGTACCTGTCATTGCTATTCTACATTCAGGCTGTACTTTTAAAACACCCTTTCCTTGTTGACTTGATGGGTTTTTACAATTATGCACTAATATATTATTTGCAAAATAATTATGATTATCTTCTACTTCTATATCATAGGCTTTGAATGATATATCATTTAATATTTTCTTCGATATTAACTTCGCCATTATTTTCAAACCACCTTTCTAATTCTTCATTGTCAATCTGCTTATGCGTAAATCTGATAACTTTAAAACCCAGATAATTTAAACATTTATCCTTCTTAGTGTCTAATTCTTTACAACGCTTTGTATTATGGTTATTACCGTCTATCTCTATACATATTTTTGTTTTAAGATTTACAAAATCTGGTTTATAATTATTTGGAAATTTATCAAATGGAAATCTATCTCTTGCCATTTTAGTTGGTATAGCATAGTTATAATAAAATCCTCGTTGAATTAAATAATCATATACTTTCTGTTCATACTCTGAAATTTTACCATTTCCATATTTGAAATTATTCTTTGCAACATATCCATTTTTTAGTTTTGTTAATTTTGTTTTTTCAACAACTCCTTCCATATATACAGGGTTATTTTTGGTCATTCGTTTAACTACTGATTGTCTAAACTCATCGTCTTTCCATTTTTCTTTTAGCATTTCCGAGTTTTTCTTTCTATTTTCTTCACTCATTGTATTTGTGCCATAGGTTTTAATTCTCCACTTAGCTGAACAAGAAGTAGAACAAAATCGTTTACAATTAGAACTTTTAAAAGCTGATTCAGTTACTTCAAATGAATTACCACACTCTTTACAATGTAATGTTATTCTAGGTGCTATTTTCATTCCAACTCTTGCAGTATTAGCACATAACTTAGAGCAATATTTATTCTCTTTTCTGCCTTTAAATTCTCTGCCACAATATTGACATATTTTATTCATAGTGTTTTCAACCTCATTTCTTTGCTTTATGAATAAATAATAACACATAAATCAAAGATTGTAAAGTGTATCTTCTACTAAAGTATCATTTTCTGTTAAATCTTTAGCACACACCCAACCTCTATTTGTTGTATAGAATTTATGTGTAGCAGTACATCTTATCGTTTTAGTTCCTGTGAATGTTTGTATTTCTAATTCCATAAATGGCTCTGCTATTATATTTTCAAACCAGTTTTTAATCGGCTTATATTCATATATATCTGCCGTTTCATTATATGTCAAAACATTTACATTTAATTTGTTTTTAACAATATCTCCAATCTTTAAATTCCCCTTATCTGTTGTTATTAAAGTATTATAGTCAAAACATTTATGAATCTCATCTATAGCTACAATTCCAATGGTTTTATTTTTACATAATTCACTTATTTTTGAGCTTATTTTATCATCTCTTAATGTCTCAACATTGGTAATAAGGAAATAACTGGATATTGATTTTAAGTTGTTTAAATCAGTTAATTTGTCTTTGTTACTTCCAATTCGTAATTTTCCACTTTTCATTCGTTGGCCTAAAATATAACCAGTTTCACTCGAATGTGTTCTGATTTCATTCTGCCAATTCCATTTTAAGCCATTTACGCCGCAAATTATAAGACAGTATTTATATCCTTTTTGTAATTTTTTAGCAACTGCAATGTCTATAACTTGCTTGGTTTTTCCAAGCCCTTGCTCATCACCTAACAACCATTTGTTATATTGCATACCATAATTAAAACCTTCTATTTGATGTTGAAATGGTTTTGTTTTAAATTTAAACCCATTGGGAATTTTTGCTTCTGATTTATCAAGTGTTTTATAGTTATCATTCACAGTGATTTTATAATCAGATAGCTTGACTTTAAGTTCATCTAATTTAGTTATGGGCAATTCCCATTGTTTTTTCTCTTTATCCCAATATCGAGTTGGAAAAGAGCGGATTATTTCTACTATTTTATTGTCATATGGAAATGTAACAAAGAGCGATTGCTCTCCGTTACATTTATTTGATTTTGCTATATTTATATTTATCATTTTAACTCTCCTTAATCAAATAATTCGTGAAATGACAATCTAATTCCATTATACCAAGTTTCTAAATACAATTTATCCTCATACTTGTATATTTTTTGTCTTACATATCTGCCCTCGACTTTGGTGTTATAATCATCTACTATACGACCGTATTTTTGTACTTCCCAACCTATGCAACTTTTCATTTGCTTAACTCCTTAATCAAATAACTTGTTTTGTTGTTATAAATATTATAACACACATTTTCAAAATGTCAAGTCTTTTTTTTAAATTTTTTCTAAGAAAATAAAAAAAATAGAAGTGTTAATTAAAACACTCCTATTTCCTTTGTCATTTGTTTTATGCAGTCTCTTTCTATTTGCATATCAGTATTATTATATAATGTGTGTATAAACTCATTTATTTCTTTGCACACATCTTTTATTGATACTTCCACTGCCTGCTCGGTTGTTTCATGTAATTGATATTTGCGTTTTATATCGCAATATGATTTATATTGTGGTAATATATCATCATATTCTTTTAATACTGTCTCAGACTCGTTTATTTGCCCTTTTAAGCCGTTTTCTATATGTTCCTTAACATTATATAGGGCAGATAATTTAATGCAATTATCATAGGTTGTAGCCCCACTTTCAAGTTGTTCTATGGTATTATTAATTTCATCTATATTTAACAAATATCAACACCGATTTCTTTTTCTTTCTTTTTATATTTTTCATGCATATCACTTTGCTCAAGTATGATTAAATCAATGTTATAGTCAACAGCTTTTTTTCTAATTGATATCGCTCTGCTTTCTTTAATTCACAATCAACATCGCAGATAAGCTGTTTAATTTTCATTGCACTTGCCACTTCATCAATAGCAATGAGTTCTTTATACATTTGCTCATATAATTTTTTAGTGTCTTTTTCCCAATCTACCCATATAATTAACCCATTTTTAACAGCATTCTTTTTAGTGGTTGTGTCTACATCCTGCCTTGTATATCTATACCAACTGTCGGGAATTATTTTTGGGTCTTCTACCGGTAATTGAGGGATAAGTTTATTATGATGATTTATAAAGTACCTACATAAACCACGGTATGCACAAGTTTCATCTAAATAATGATACTCATGACATCTTTTATAGCCCTTTAACCCCAAAAAATCATAATAGTTAGCAAACTGTTCATGTAACATTATTCCTTTGATTTGATGTTGGGCTATTCTTGCGTAAATCTCATCTACTGTCACTGTTCTAATGCCTCCAATCGTTTAAGTATTTCCGCTAATTTAATGTCCTGATTTTCTAAGTGACTATGAATTTCATCAAGTACATACTTAGTTTTTTTATCAAAATCTTGCATTAAATCCTGCTTATCACCTTGATTTAAATTCTCATCTAAGTTTAATATTCCTATAAAAAAACTCAGTATGTTTAGAATATCAAGTATTCCGAATTGATTATTGTTCATTAGCAGATTTTTGTAACAGTTACATTAACTTGTGTAAATGTTGCCCCTACACCTGTATTAATAAAACTAATAACAGTAGGAGAATCACAGCATTTACATGAATTTGATTCGGAGACTTGCACAAGTGTATTGAATGATATAGACTCCAAGTCAGTTGCACTTGTAGATGATGTTGTTGTCAATGCTTGTGGTTGCAGTGTTCCATTTTTCATCATCTGCACTGTAATGTTTCCTGTTGCTGTGCCTGAGATTGTTGCTGTTGCATCAAATCCTACCATGTAAACACCGCATTTATTTAATTGAATAGAAGTTGTACCTGTTCGTACTGCGGTACAACCTTTTTGTAAAGGTACACTATTAAGTGGTATTGCTGTATTTGTTGTTACTGACACATTTTGACTATATGTTTCTAACATAATTATTATCCTTTCATTATTTAAAATTAAAGAGGGTGTTTTGCACACCCTCTAAATAGGCGTACTGTATACGCTCGTTTGTTTTATTTAGCAACCGCAGCCACAACCTGTATTACAGAATGGACTTGTGCCTGCTGTATATGTCATGCCATTTGGGTATCTTACAACACCTGCAACTGCATTCTGAAGTTGTAAAGCATTAATCTGATTCTGCATATCTGCTATTCTGTTGCCACAAATAGCGTCAAGTATCTTCTGTGTCTGTGCAGTTGTAACTGCGTTAATTTCAGCGGTATTCTGTGCCGCAAGGTAACGATTTTCAAGAAGTGCTTGTTGAGTTTCGCAGCAGCATTCTTTGTTTGCAAACCTGTTTTCAAGAATTGCACTATTTACTGCTGAGAGTCCAGTACATAGATCACGGTTGATAGACATTTGATTTTGCTGAACGGTATCGTTTATTCTACCTACTGAGTTCTGTAAATCATTGAAATTCATTGCATTACAAAGTCCAGCTTCTGTTACTGCGTCACTGTTTCTATTATTGCCGAACATTCCGCCACCCCACATACCAGGGAGAAGCAAAAGTGCAAAAATCCAGAAAAAACCAAGACCGTCACCGCCGAACATTCCATCATTTCTGCCCGTTACGGCAGCTACATCTGAAAGTGAATATCCTGTTTCCATATTATTATTGTTCCTTTCTCATTTGTTTAATATAAAATGTTTATTTATAAAAACGCCCCGTACGCTGACGATTTTATACATTATTTGAGTTGATTTATAATCATATTAGGGTCAATCCCTCGTTTTTGACACTCCTCCATAAACACATCTTTAGGATTTCTATTGCCAACAAGTTGCATTATAGAATTAATTTGAGGGTTACTTTGTGCCATTTGCATAATTGCACTTTGAGGATTTTTCATTGTTTTAAACATATTCATCATTTGTTTAACTTGTTGTAAGTTGTTATTCTGTGATAACTGATTTTCCATCATTTGTTGATACAGCTGATTTGCCATTTGATTTCACACCCTTTATATTTTTTAATAATTCATCTAACTCATCTTTTGTGACATATTTTGACATATCTATTTCAGATTGCTGTGTTTGTGATGGTTGATTTGTGGTTTCCACATAGTTAAATGTTCTTAGATTACACATGCCCACATTATCACTGATTTTAATATAAAATACCCCATCATTGTCACTGTCTAATAGCATTACATTGCTATTAGGTGCTAATTGATATGCTTTAGCTCCCTCAATGCCTTGCACCCAAGTAATGCCATTATTTTGTTGTTGCATATTACTGTAGGTATTCATGTACCTGTTGTATGGGTTCATCATTGTGGTATTGTAGCCCATTGGGTTCATGCTCATTTGATTTGCAAACTGCATATTGTTCATCTTTAATTCCTCCGTTATTTAATACAAGAAAGGCATTCATAGTCGAGCAGTTTGTTTTAGATATAATTGTTTTAAGTTGATAACTAATATCTATCACAGTTACTACCCTCTTTCTTTAATTAAATTATAAAATAAAAAACAGTATTCTAATTGTTAGAATACTGTTTATTTCTTGTATGAAAATTGTATTTTATATCACCCTTAGTATCTTAGATCTAACTTTCTTTGCTAATTTTGATACCTTTGACTCCGATACATTCATTTCAAAAGATATTTGTATATTGGATTTATCCTCGGCTCGTAAATTAAAATATTCCATTTCATCGCTTGTAAAATTGCATAGTTCTCTAAACCGTTCTAATTCAGGCAATGTAAAATCACAAATTTTCATAATTATTCAATTTCTTCCTCGGTTTCAGGGTTATCTGAAACATCTTCCTTTCCATTCTTTTTAATGTTCATCACCGCTGAAATCCCTGCCGATAACGAAGAACCAATGAGCGTTAATATTGCTTTCTTATTAAGGTTTTCAAAACCCGTCGTACATATTTGCGTCAAGAAAAATGCAATAAACGCTTGAATGAATGTTCTGATTGCTCTGTAAAGTGGTTCATTTGATTTAATTTTTTCTAACATAGTAAAATACCTCTCTTAAAATATTTTTATCATTTATAACACTTCTTTATGATGTTGTGCCGCCATATGCAAATATGATGTTAATATATCTGTTACTTGTTGACGAGTTCGTAAATGTAACAGTCTCACCCGAACAGGAAACGGTGATTTGTGTGCTACTGTGTATAGTGTATATACAGGCAGTGTTGGAGTTACCGTAAAGCAGCCATGCGCCAAAAATGTTTTCGCTGGTAGTTCCCGTGAGCACTATAATGCCACTACTATACGATTGAACAGTAATACTAACACTACTACTGCCTGACAATGTAATTCGTTGTCTGCTTGCGCCACCAAGATTGTTTAATGCTGCTACTGCCGTTTCTGCACCTGTGCCGCCATGTGCAACAGGAATAACTTGCTTATCGGTATATATGTTACCCATATCAGTATTATCAACATAAGCATTGAGTTTTGTACCTGTCCAACCAATAGAAATATTATGATTACTACTATCATCTTGATTGCCTGTACCGCCACCCCAAACTGGGCGCTGATTGTCGTTAGTAATATCGCCACGCTCTAAGAATTTATCTAATTTTGAACCCTGTGCGTCTAAAAGGGTGCTTAAATCTGAGATTGTACTTGATAAATTTGAAACAGTTTCTTGTAAATTTTCAGTCTTTTCACTGAGCGACACACTTTCTTGTGTATTCTGTGTTTCGGTTGATACATTTGTCTGTCCAAAATTCAACGCTTGTGCAGATACAGTCTGTTCAACTAATAAGCTACCCGAGTATGTGTTTTGAAAAACAGGGCAAACAATACTTTTACTTGTTATATTGTCATCGTAAGATAATGCAACGACATTTCCAAGTTGGATATCAAAATTAGATACAATCAATTTAATATCACCTGATTGATAGTCAAATTTTGCAAACAATTCTAAAATTAACTGTGCCCAAGCACCTGAAGAACCGCCAAAAGCATTATACCACACTTGCATAAAAAAGTTATCGGAGATATTATACTCACCGCTAAACTCTTTAACATTGTGACCTGATGAAACTGCTATGTCTTTCGTGACTGTGTATGTATCTATTAGCGTTCCATCACGGTTAAAGATATTGACTGTTTTAGGTGGTTTGTAAGTGTTTTCGGAAAATTGTGTGTCACCTGTTTCATAATTATTTACTACACTTATATTGAAATTTGACTTTAACTTAGTTGTAATTTCACCTAATCCTATAAATACTATTTCGCCATTTCGATCAATTTGAATGAAGCCACATTCACTTTCACCAATTTGTCTTAGTATTTCATTAAATGTAATTGATGACGGGCAGTATTTTCTTAAATCCCAGACAATATCATATGATATGTCAAAATCAGAGAAGTGACCAGTTGTAAATTTGTCTGGTATTATTATTGATAAACCATATTCTGTAAACACATTGTTTAAAAAATCTTTGATAAAATCAATATATTTATACTTTTCATCTAATTTTAACAGCTCGAGATAATCATTACAAGTTGATTTAAATATATCTGCAACATCTTTGTTATTCAAATATGCAATATAGTCATATGCGGTTAGTTGGTAAGCGTTTCCACAGGTCTGATATACACATTTATCTACATAGCCTGTAAATAATTGTTTCTTATTTTCATTGTTAGAGTCTGTTGACCATACACTTATCTCATGCCCTGTCACATCTGTAATGTCGTGTATTGTCACCTCAAACATATTTGAATTTACTTGTCCTATTTCCATATCACCGTCAAGTAGAATTTCGGTTAATGTCATAGAGCCACTTTCAATACCTTGTGTTAAATCGTTATAAATTGTTACAGGATTAGATGGGTCTGTTTTTGGTCTTGAAATAATTTTAATATGCGTTATTCTGTCAACTACTATATCTGCCATATAATCACTCCTTAATATTCAACAAACTCAAGTTTTAATTCACCGTAAATAATGTCGTTCTCAGTTATTTTCTTAATTGGAAAATTTATATCAGGTCTGTAAAAATAGCCTGTTTTATATGTGTTTTCCTCATCATTCCAATATTCAAGCTTAATTTTTCGCTCGAGTGCAATTTCTTCATTTTTGGTAAAAAACTCTTGAATTTCTTGTTTTTCCGTAAGATGTAAATTCGGTCTTGTAGTGAATGAAAAGGCTGTCTTAGTGCCCTGTGCTGTCACTCTTGTTAAATTTCTTGTGTTATCATCTCTATATGCTTTAATTTCTTCTCGCTGATTTGGAGTGCTTTCCCAAGTGCCAAGTTGAATATATTCGTGTGGAAACACTATATCTTTGTTTGCAACTTTTAATAAATAACCTTTAAATGCCATAATGTCCTCCTTATGCAAATGCTTTTCCAGTCTGTTTGTAACGCTTTGCACTCTCATCCCACACGGCTTTAGCAACTACTTTACTATCTAACTGTAGTACAATGGGCGATTTATCGTATTCATCACTTCGTGCGTCTAATGCTGCTGTGAATGCTTCAATCATTGTATTTAACGGTGTTTCAATATTAACGCCCTGTTTTTGATCGCCTAAGATTGCCATAAATTCTTTATTGGGAGGCAATACTGCACCCTGAGCAAGTTTTGGAATTTGAGGTATGTTTATCAATTTAATCTTGTCTGCGAATGGCTGTGCTCCAAGAATGGATATATCTCTAACCTTTGTAAGAGCCTTGTTTATACCCTCAAATGGAATTTTAATAATTGTATTGATGCCTCCGATTAAAGCGTTTATAACAGATTTTAAAGCTGATAATATGCCGTCTTTAATACCGCTGAATACTTTACCGCCTTTTGAGAATACATCTTTAACTTTTTGCCAAGCATTTGAGAATTTATCTTTGAACCAATCAGGTATTTTTGAAAAAACATCTTTTATGCCCGATACAACATTGCTGAAATGTGTTTTTATCGTTTTCAGACTAAATGCCGATTTAATTTTATCTACAATGCCCGTAAATTTTTCTTGAATTTTTCCCCATACATTGCCGAGACCTTCTTTAATATGAGTAATTACACTACTACCAATGCCTACAAACTTTTCTCTTTTTTTGGAAAACCATGTTTGTATGTCCGTCCACAAAGCTGTAAACTTTTCCCTGATTCCGTTCCAAATATTACCCAAACCATTCCTGAGTCCGTTGATAAGAGAACCACCTATGTTAGACATTGCACTCGATGAAGACGATTGAATGCCGAATGCTCCTTTAAAACCATCAATAAATGGCTTGAATACATTATTATATATCCAAGTACCAATACCTGCAATAGCTTTACCAATACCCCTGAGAAGTCCAAATATGATGTTTTTACCGTTTTCAAAAAATCCTGCGTCTGAGTCAATGAACTGTGAAAAATAACTGCCAATAGCTGATATTGCATTTGACGCAGCCGTATAAATAATTTGACCTTCTGTAATCATACCATTAATGGCATTGCCAAGAATCGAACCCAATAATGTGGATAAGCTCGATATGATAGATGAAAAATCAAACCCCTCAATAAATCCCATGATAGATTGACCTATTGTATACAATGTATCTGCCCAATTAAAGTTTTGTATGAATCCAGTTAGTGTGTCTAATACACCAACCGCAGCACTTCCGAGTAAATCACCTACTTGTGTAGACAAACCTACCCAGTCAATTCCCATTATAGTGTCAATAACATCTTTACCCAGTTGCATCCAGTCCATGCCTTGAATTAAACTTGTGACTAACTGTAATACACCCGAAACGCCGTCACTAAGTGTTTTGCCTATATTTGCCCAGTCTAATGAGAATACAATGTTTATATAACCTGCAAGCATTGTACCCAATGCTCCCCAATCATATGTTTTAAAACTTGTATCTATGCCCGATATTACATTGTCAACACCACTTACTACTTGTTGCTTTTCCTCGTCTGTAAGTGTTAATTTACTAACTATTGTATTTCCAAATGTTGACAATGAATTAAATATAGCAGTCCAATCAATTTCATTTAAAGCCGTTACTATTGATATGCCAATACCCCTAATGCCGTCAGCAGTTGTGTTAGCTAATTCTTGCCAATCTACTGTCATAAATATCGAATTTACAGACTGAGCAAATGAGTCTCCTGCCGCAGTAAAATCAAAATTATCTATAAAGCCGCTAATAGCAGACAATACAGTATTAACCCCATTACCTATTGATACCCCTATTGTAGTCCACAATTCGGGGTGTTCAAAAATACCGTTTAACAATGTAGCAAAGCTTTTCCCGAAATTATTTGCTGTTTGTTGTATTTTATCCCAATTTATATTTTTAAGGCTATTATTAATTTTATCCGCTATAATTGTGCCTACTTCAGTGAAATCTGCTTTTTTCCAAGCTTCTTTGATTTTATTTGCAAAATCACTGACATCAGTATCAGCAGTTGTTAGTTCAAAACCGCCCCCCGAAGTAGTACTACTACTTCCCGAAGTGTTGTTTGATGATATTACATTTAACTTATCATATGCACCAAGCTGTTTATTTGCTTCTTTTGCACTGTTAGCTACATCTGAAATACTATCTGCATAGCTCTCATTCCCCTTAGTCGCTTTATATATGTATTTCTGACCTGTGAGGGTTGCAAAGAAGCTTGCCACTGCATTTGCCGCCTGTGTAAATAGACTAATTATTTCTGTTATAACAGGTGTTAATGCTGATATTAACGGCTGAGCCATAGTTGCAATGCTATTTGTAAGTTGCTTAAACGAATTTTTAATTGCAGATAAATCTTTATTTACTTTAGGTGATTGAGAAGCTAGTGTTTGAAAAGCGTCGCTTGCATAACCTCTTAGTTTATTAAAAAGTGCAAATAGTGATCTAATACCGAACCCATATTTAAGCAATGATTTTAAACTTTTGTCAGAAGAACCTTTCATATTTGAAAATACATTTTTTATTACACTACCAGTTTTTGTTCCTGCACTGCTTATAAGTTTAAGTGCTTTACTTCCAACACTACCTAATTTACGAAAAACAGATAATAATTTTGATGTGTTTTTTGTGGTCTGTTTTTGTTTATCTGCAAGTTGTGACTGTTTTTGTTTTAACTCTTCAAGTTTTATTGTTGTCTGCTCAATGGAAGATTGTGTTGCATTAAGTTGTTCAGTATCACCACCCACCGTAAACGCTTTACCCTCTTGCACAAGAGTATCCATACGCAGTTGAGCATCCAACAACTGGTCACCGTACTGTTCAAGTTTATCTTGCGTTTCTTGCCATTGTTGTTTACCTTTAGCTGTATCAGTGTTAATGCGAGACTGTTTAGCAATAAGTTTTTCCATTGTATCAGAGATTGAATTTATTACAGTCTCTAAATCTGTATATTCCTCAGTAGGTGTCTTTGTCTGTTGTAATTTTCTGTATTCGTCATTTAGCTTTGTAAGTTTATTTTCGGTAGCTTTAATCTGAGCATCTAATTTTTGCATTTCAATACTTGCTTGTTTTGATGAAGAAGATTTAAAAGCTTCTCTTATGGAGTTACCAAGTTTTTGTATCTTGTTTTTATCTGCTTTAACACTAACACTTAAACTAATATCGCCATCGTGACTTTGCATTTATATCACCTACCTTTATTCCAAATTTTCTTAATTATGTCTTGAGCTTGTTTTTCTTCAACACTTTGAGAATCCCATATAAAATATTGTGGATTTTGTTGTTTAAATTCCTGCTCATATTTTTCAAGTTTCGTATGCTTTTTAATTTTTCGCCTTATCTCAATAATGTTAGATAAAGCACATTCACCAATACCTAAAAAATATCCCATAAATGTCCACCAATGGATATAAGGTTCAGAGCGAATTTCTTTTTTCGCCACATCATTAACCGCCGAAGCAATTAATTGTGAGTCTTGTTCCCAATCAATTAATTTATAATTACTTTGTAACCCAATGGATTTTTCACCGCAGTTAAAGAAGTTATACATTTGTAAAACCGCTTCTTCTATGTCATCTTCAAATGTTTCTAATGTATCTTCAATATCAGTCAAACCGTCATAAAAGATAATTAAGCTGGATATTACTCTAAATTGAATATCCAGCTCCTCATCCCCTAAAGCTGAAAAACAATCAAGTACCATTCTAAAATCACCGTTATTTCTAATTTTATATGATTTATCTTTGATTTTAATTTCAGTAGGTAGTTCAAACATTATATTTTACCTTATTTACTTGTATATTTCTGCGTGTGTGTCTTTATCTTTGTCTTAACTTTCTTAATTTCTGAATTGATATTCTTTTCATATAAACCAACTAATATTGTTATGATATGTTCATATCTCGGAACGCCATTAATAAGGTCGTACATAGAACCCGAGTCAGCACAAACATCACAGACCTTAGCATCAAAAATGAAATCAACCAGTTCCCGCATTTCTAAGTCAACTTCTTTAAGTTTGTTGCCCATTGTTTTGATACCAAGTTCATCATCCGATGTTTCATCGCCTATTGTTTCTAATTTAGCATACAATTCATCTAATTTAGGATAAGAGTCCGACAGTCTTGAAATTAACGAGAAATCAGATACATTAAGTTCGAGTATCTTATTATCATCCCCATTAATTCTAAATCTTTGTTTTCTAAGTACCGACAGGTCAAGGTCAATTAGTTCGTTTAGTTCGTTTTTAGGCATAAATTTACTCCTCCTTTAACTTATTCATACAGTCACATCCGATGTAGCCGTGAATGTAAAATCATCTGAAAGCTTATCAACTGTACCCTCTGTAATGTTGTTACTGTAGTGTACTTCAATGGGCATTGAGATATAACTATCGCCACCAATAGATGTTGGAATTATTGAACAGCCCGAATGCTTAACAGTATGATAGGCAGATGCGCCATCTTTAAGGTAGGCTGTAATAATATATACATTAAATACACCGTTATACTTATTAATGTCATTTGCAAGTGCTGCCTGTGAAAGATATTCACCAAGTTTAGAGCCTCCCATAAGGTAATAAGGGTCGAATGTTTGTTGTGGCTCGGTTTTATTAACATCTGTATAGGTAATGCCACGAATATCAGTTGATGTCTGAATATCAGCATTAAATTCGATTGACGAGTCCTCAGTTCTTGTACCGAGGATTTCACGGTCAGGCTTTTCACCACTTCCCCATTCTGCTACTGTAATAAGGAGTTTACGCTGTGCTCTCTGACCATCTGTAAGAGTTGTTGAGATTGCCATAAATTAATTTCCTCACTTTCTTTTATCAATTCCATATTTTTTTGGAATTATCTAAATATTCTATTCGTATTGATATACTGTATTTTGCTAAAGCAGGTGTTACAGTAGTATCAACACCGTTTAAATTTGGATTATCTGTTAATGCTTGAATACTCTCAATTATACAATCATTTCCAAAATCGGGGTAATTTCTTAAATCATTTTGCTCCGTTACCCAATCTATGATTGATTGTACATCAAGTAATTCTTCAACATTTTCATTGATATATCCAGGTTGTTTTACAATTGCCTGATATGCAATTGAACGATAATCAATTATTGTAAATGTGTATCTTTTTAATACACTGCCGTCTATATAAGGTTGCTCAACATTTTTGTCATTGCCGACTGTAACAAATTGTTTATTATTGTCTTTTGCGTTGATGAAATTAAAGAACAATGAATTATTTTGTATTGCAGGACAATCATTTAAATAATCAATAACAGCTTGATTTTTATCCATATAATTCTTTTGCCTTTCTAACTAAAATATCTTTGACTTGCTCTATAAATTCATCTCCACGCTCGTCCATCATAGCTTTATCCCACTTTGAAGTTGCTTTTGGGTGTTGTTCCGTACTATAATTCAAATTTTTTCCTGTGGGATGTTTTGAACCCTTTCCGGGAGGAGAAAACCAACCAACTATTACGCCATCTTTTATAATAGGTATGTTCGGTCCGTAAACATTACCCATATATTGATAATGTGCATATGGTTGTGTATATCGGACATAATCCTTTGTAACTTCAAGTGTCTGTGATAAGACACCTTCCTCCTTGGGTACATATGGGTCACACATCTTTGCAAATAGATTATGTATTTCAATCATTACATCATCGTCTATAAGATTTTCAATTTTATTTTGAATTGATTTCTCGTTTATAAAAATCTCTGTTGTAATAATATCTTGTGCCATATTATATACCTTTTACATAGTAATGTTCATTACACCTACCTGCACCTGTATTAATTGTTATTTGGTCAATTTCCATACAACCTTGTAATTCCTTATATTTTGCTATAAGGTCTGTAGAACGCTTTCTCGACTTGTATTCGTCTATCTCTTCTTTAATATTACCTCTGATAATAATATCACCACGACCTAATGTGAAATAATTTCCCATTTTATCATTAGGTATGTTTATCCACTCGTGTTTTTCTAAAAATCTTTTATCTTTAGGTATTCTGCAAATAATATTATTAGACTCAAGCGTTGCATTACCAAATGAAACTTTATCAGAAGTTGCTTTCCAAAAGCAATTTTTTAAAACTGTACGATACCATTTAACAATTTGTGTTTGTGTATCTTCAAATTTATTATAAACGGTTAATGTTGTGTCCCACCATATAGGAAAGTTACTCATATTTATATAACCCCCTATATAATAAGCGTTGACCGCTACTATTTCTAATGCCGCTTAAATACTGCATTATGCATAGTTTAAATTCATCCCGTGCTTTTTCAAATATTTCTGAGGCTGATATTGTATTATAGCTAATACTCACGCCATCATTTGACTGGGATGTTATTGAAACACTACTATTTGAATTTTCACTTTGTCCTAATGAAAATGCTTGTTGTTTTGTTTGTGCCAAAGAAACTAATTTAAACATACACCTTATAACCGCTTCGGGGATTTCAATTTCACTTTGCAATCTATCAAATGTATAATAGTTAATTAACGCTTCAGCTTCAAACTCCAAATTTACAAATGCGGTGTATTCAAGTGTTCCCCCCATTTGTGTATAGTCATCATAAGTTAGATACATTAAATACACCGCCTATCATTTATTTCTGCCCGTTCTTCAATTTGACATTTTCTTTCTTTAGTTTAGTAATTGTAGCTTCTAACTCTTCGATTTTTAGGAGTTGTTCGCTGTATACTTTTTGTAATGTTCCTATGTCTTTTGGTACACAAGCTTTAATTACAGTGCCGTTTCCATCTGTAACATTATATCCCATATCGAGATAGTGCTCGATTTCAGAGTCTCTTATGTCTAAAACTACATTACCCTTTTCTACTACTGCCATAATCTTTCACCTTACGCAGTAATATTGAATTGAATTGCGCCCGACTTTTTATTAAGAATAAATACATCCTCAAACGCTTCTTCAAAGTAAATATATTTACCCTCTGAACCTGCTGACGGCTCATCAAGCTTACTAAATGTATATGATACGGGTGTAATAACTGCAAGGGGATGTACCAAGAACATATTAATCTGAGTTGCGTCTTCAGCTACTTTCCAACCAGTTGTAAAGTTGTATTTTGATTTCATGAGAGTTGCAGGGACTCCAATAATCTGTACTTCATCAAGTCTTGATACAACCCTATTGATACTATCACCCGCTGTCTTAACATCAAGTGTTCTTTGAATTTCCTGTGCCTGTTTAAGCATTGTCTTAACTTCATGTGTTACATACAAAAGTCTACCATTTGCAGGAACTCTCTCATTATCCATTTTAAGCATAAGATTATCAAATGTTTTAAGAACATTTTCAGTTGTAAGAACTGTTGTGTCTGCAACCCTTGTTGTATCAGACTCATCTTTAGTAGTGAGCCAATCTGTGTAAATTTTTGATACTGTATAAGCATCCATTTCAGGGAACTTCTGCTCTTCATTAAATACCTGGGTGATGTTTGAAATAGAGGCTACCATATTAGTTTGGTCAATGTCCATTGGATGAACAAGTGTTGACCACTTTCTCTGATTGGTAAGTGTCTTTGTTTCCCATGCGTTATCATAGTTTCTCTGTGCTGTGCCGATAGTATCTCTATCAGAAGCTACACGACCAGTTGTTGAAATACTGGGAATTTCTATTGTCTTTGCATTAATCCATCTATATCTATTGTTGTTCGGTGTTGAATACAATGCACCAAAGTTAAGAACATAGGGAAATGCTTGTGCGAGTGCTCTTGAATATTCGGTTGCGTAATTTAGTGCTGCCATTTTTTAATACCTTCCTTATTTTAATCTCGTTTTCTTACGCCTGTAAAATTGAATTTAAACCCACCTAAATCACTGCCTGTCGAAGTGTCGCTTGATGATGTCGGTTGCACGAATGACGGAAGTGACGCAGTAGGTTCTTTTTCTTTAACATCTTCAACTACAAATGCGTCTGAATTTTCTGTCGTGTAACTTGTTACAAAATCATCTGCCCCCATGATTTTATCATCTTTGATTTTAAGATTTTCTGAAATCATTGAATTAATAAAATCACGCTTTGCGGCATTACTTGTAAACTTCTTTGTGCTTGCAAATTCTTTAACAGCAAATTCATAAGCCTGTTTAGCAAGTTGATCTTGATACTGTTTAATATCGTTATCATATTTACCTTGCAATGTGGATAAGTCTGTGGATAATGTGGATAACTTTTGTGCATCCACACCAGCATCCTCAAGCTGTTTCTTAATTGTGGCAAGGTCAGTGTCACGAGTTGAAATCGTGCCGTTTAAAGTATCAATCTGATTATCTTTTGCTTTAATATCATCAAGATATTTTGATTTTGATACATAGTCACCATTACTAAGATTTGCTAATTTGATGTTTGCTTTTGAACACGCATCTGTGAATTGTTCAAATGTTAATGTTTTGTTTTCTGCTTTTTCAAAAAAATCTTTTAAAAATTCCATTGAAATACTCCTTACATTCTTTATCTCTGTTATTTATATTTCCGCAGTACAGTTTGCGGCTGAATGTGCATATATTTAAAGGTCAATATGCTTGACTTTGAGCAACTATTGATTATTTATCTTCTAACTCGTGAATACGGCAATCTAAGGATTTAATTTGTTCCTTGATTACTGGGATTTCATGTGCAAAGTTATTGTGCATTCTAACTTCCCTTGTTAGTTCCTCTAATTTAGTGTCCATTATTGCCTGTGATTTTTCTAATTGTATATCTGTTCTTTTATTGTTAGACATATTCGTTATAACTACGCCCAATAAGGCTAAAATTCCAACAATAATGGATGATATAATATCTGACATTTGCTCACCACGCTATACGAAAAAAGTTGGCGGCAAAACAGACTTTATAAAAGCCCACATTACCGCCAGTATCAAAAAGTTAGGAGGAGACAATTTTTCCTCAATGTTATTATAACATAGTATAACAAAAATGTAAACAGTTTTACTAAATTTTTTGATAATCGTCAACATATAATTTATTGTATTTTAGAGATAAACCACAAGAGTTACTGAACTGTTTATACTGTTCTATATACTTGTTAACTTTAGCTTGATATTCCTTTGCTAAATCAATGTCACCGCTTGTTTTAGCCATTATTTGCCCATCTTTTGCTTTTCTTACTTCTGTTTCAAGTCGCCTTTGTTCTTGTGTGCATTGATACATTGTAAGATGTTTGCCATTTGGTAAAGTATAACCTTTATCGTTGTCTGCTAATATTTGAGCAAGCTGTTCATCTGTATAGTTTGGTTTGGTATACCCAATAACGATTGAATAAGTAAAGTGACGGCAATTTAATGTACCTATTTGTCTGTCAAATGCTATATATTTATTGCCTTTTACATCTTCAAATGATTCTGCTCGTTGCATTTTATCGTATTCTTCATTTGTAAATTGTCTACCTTGAACAGGGGCATGGTCAGGAGCAGGGAATTGGTGTACAGTTATTTCTTTGCCATTCGCCCCAAACTGTTTACCTGTTTCGTCTTGAACACCTTGATTAATAGCTCTGATACCGTCTAGTATATTTCGCCTTACGGCTGTATCAAGTCTTTGTGAGTATGTTTTGCCTGTCTCTGTATTATATGTTACTGACCTAATACTGCTTTCGTTGAGCTGCTTCATCGTTCTTCTCATTGCTGTATTATAGTCAATAATGCCTGACTGACTTGCTTGTACTGCTTCATCTATAACGGTTTGATATGTTTTCGCTATCGTAGTGGATTTTAATATTTTTGGATTTTTTAAATCTCTTATCATAAATGCCTGTGATTTTGATAAATTAATATAAGTATCAGATGTTTGCTTTGCAATACTCTTTACAACACGCTGTAATGACACATTTTCTTCAAATGGTATAAATGATTTATGCCTATAATCATAATAAGGTTTTGTGTCCAAGTAGGCATCTTCCGCTACTGTTTTTATTAGTTTTTTAATATCTTGTACCTGTAACCCTGTTAATGTTGCAAGCTCTTTGTTTATTTTCTTAACATCACCGCCAGTTTTCAATAGTCTTTCCAGTTTATAAATATCTGACGGTGATAATTTGCCTATTTCTTTAACACGCTTTGCTATCATTTTTATAACATAGGTATTTATATTCTCTTGTCTTGTTATTATAGGCTGCATTAATTTATCAATGCTATCATCACTTAACATGATTATTCACCAAACCTATTCATAACTTCATTTTCCATAGATTGCTGATTTTCGTCACTAATTTTTTGTAATGCTTCTCTTGCCTGTCTTTCTGTCTCACCAAAATACCACATTCTTGTTTCAACTTTACTTGCAAGTCCGTTTTGCATGAGTGTTATCCTTTTTGATAATTCACTGTCAACATCAGAAAGTATGCTATCATCCCATTCAAATGATACATCGTATTCGCCCTCAGGAGTAATGTTGTATAAAGTACAGTATACATTCATTATATAAACAACATCTTTAAGTGTACTTTCAAGCTCTTTCTGTATTTCAGCATTTGCACTGTAACTTCTTTGCTTTAATATTTTAAGCTCTGTTGCTGTTCTTGCCTCTGCCGCTACATCAGATATAGTACCTCTGCTTAATGCACAAACATCTTCAATTCTCATTAAAATATTATTCAAGCCGTTGATAAGTGATGTATCTCTAATAGATGGTAGAAAAGGCTCGTAAGTATTACTATCACCCAAGTCAATAGGTCTAAATAATCTTTGTTGTAAATGTCCCATAGACGATACGGTGCGTTTTATGCCCCTATCATCTATAATTTCTCTGTCTTGTAAAGCGTCTCTATCAATATCAATAGCCGCCTCTGTTGCTTCAAATTCCCAAAGCAATCTTGAATACTGTTTATCTGCTTCTTGTATTAAACCAACTGCTCTGCTATAACCACTAACACCTAAAGGACTGTGGGGATCAACTGTATTAGCTTCAGGCATTTTAAAATATGCGAATAACAGTCTATCAACATTCTGTATTTTAACTTCGGGTTGTAAACTTGCCCATTCGGGAACATCTGTTAAATTGATTTCTTGTCCTAAATCAGTTTCACTGTTTATATCATTTGTTTGGGTTGTATTTGTACTCTTAAAAGCTCTGTTCTGTACTATAACAGTGTTGCCTTGTAACTTATGATATTCCAAGCGTCTATATACTGTATTCTTATCTACCCTAGACTGAATAAATGCAGCTTCTGTTATTTTTCCGCTGCCGTCAAAAGCGAGTGGAAAAAAGTTATCAGCTTGAATATAGTCAAACTGTATTTCTGATGTTGTTTCTATATCGTTATTTGCGTCATTTTCGGGTTTTTCTGCGTTACTTAGTATAATATAAGGCTTAATTATTAAACCACCCTTAGCAATGCCGTATTCAAGTTGTGTGCGTATCTTAGCAAGTAGTTTTTTATACTGCTTGTCAAGATATTCTGCTCTTGCAGTATCGCTAATAGGTCTTTCATTAATAATAGTAGGTGTTTGTCCACTTACCGCTGTAATATTGCCATTTTTGTCTGTCTCAGGAGGTTTATAGTCCAGATTAGGCTCTTCCACTGTTTCAACAGGTGTTGTAATTTCTGACTTCATTTCCAAGACTGCCATTCTTGCCTTTTCGCTTGCAATAAATGATGGTAAACCTAAAGATATAACCCTTGTCGGGTCATTAAATGTTGGTTCGTGTAGCCACGGGGCATTACCCTCATACATATCTGCCCACAACTCAATAGCATTTGCCATTTTATTTGATACTATCGGCATGGTGTGTAATGCTTGTTCCACTGTCTTATTACCTAACAATTTCTTTATAGCCTCCTTTATCTTTTGCCATATTTGAGAAAACATTTATAGATGTCACTCCTTTGCAAATTTAGTTGCCTTTTCGTTTCCAGTATTTTTCTGTGCCATATCTAACAGCGTCAATGTTATGGTTTTCATAGTCGGGGTACTGACTTATAAAGTTACCGTCTCTATCCTGTTCATATTCATAATTAACAAATTCCCTGAATGTGTTCGGACATCTTCTTTTATCAATATAAATATGCCTTAAACCTTGCAACCATTTCATGCTGTATCTAATACTATCAGGACCTTTTTCTGCACCTCTTATAAATGCACCATACGCTTTAAAGTCTGCTACTGATTTAGGTTCTGCACTATCTGCTGTCACGAGTTCATCTGTTTTTAATAGTTTTAATTCATTATATATTGTGTTGAATACTTCTTCATTTCTTGTTTTTGTTGTTCTGTATTCAGTAAATATATATAAATCTAAATGCTTTCTATCAAAGTGCATTCGATTAAAAGCAAATGGGTCTTGCGCAAAACCCCAGTCAATACCGTTGTATATATGGTCAAATGTTTGCCACATAGGAACTTCTTTAAGTACATTGCCGTCAAAGTCTGTAATCGGTACTAATTGCTCCATATCAAGGTCAACAACATTCTTAAACACATCACCGCCCGTGCCTATTGCAATGCCTAAATATTCGTGTTCATAAGCGTCTGGGTTAATGTCTTTAAGTTCCTCAGCTTCTTCTATAAACTGTTGTCCTAACCAATCAACAGGTACATCTAAATAGGTATTTCTAACTACTAATGTATTATCCCTTGTTTCTGCCACATCAGCATAGTCATTAGCCCAATTATTTTTGCTAATAGGTGGGTTAAATGTTCTAAAATCCCAAAACTTATCGCCACCACGCATTGTTGACTGAGTTACTTTACGAATTGCAGTTTCGCCTGCATATTGGTCTAATTCTTCCCACCATGTTATGCCTATATACCCAAAAGGCAATTTAATTGATTTTACTTTGTTTGGGTCATCCATACCCATAAACATTATTTGCTGTCCTGTTGGATTATATATTATAGGGTTGCTATATGTTTTAGGTATTGTAAATAAACTATCTAAACCTAATTGATGTATTCCCCATTCCACCTGCGAACGGATAGATTTTTGAATTGTGTTGCCTACCTGCCTGAAACACACCGCATGACATTGTGGATTTTGAAGAATTAATAAAGGTATTACTATACCACCTACAAATGATGATTTTGTGCTACCACGCCCACCAGGAAATACATAGTGAACATGATTATGTTCAAATATATCTTGTAACACATCGTCATACATGGGTATTATATTGTCCTTTATAGGTATTCTAATTTCAAGATTTTCCATCATTTAACCTTTTCGCAATAGTCAAGACACACCCAGCCCTTGTCGGTCATGCCCCAGTTGCCATATACCGCAACAACCTTGATTTTCTTTCCTTTTTTGTATGCGTCAATCTTTTTCGCCGTGACCGCAGGCAGCTGCCTGATGTTCAGCACCGCCGTTGTCTGATATGTTTTTTCTTTCGGCAGCATTTCATAAAATGTCAGACCGCCGTTTTTTAATACAGTCGTGCCGCTTAGAAATATCAGCTCTTCAGGCTTGAATGTGCCGCTCAGGGTCGTGAGTACCCATTTGTTTTTGGTGTTTTTCGCCCAACCGTTCCCCGATATTTTGCCCTTACCGAACGACAGGTGAAGATGGTTGCCTGTTGCGTTGCCGTCAGTTCCCTCTCTGAACATCTTTTCGCCACGCTTAAATATCTGCCCGAGCTTCAGCTTTTTAAGATCGTCGTCGTTCGGGTGAGTCGCTGAAACGGTCAAATAGTCTCTCGTGCCGTCGGGGAAGTCGCATTTTTCCGTCGATGTCAGCCATACTGTGTTAGTGCCGCTGTTGCCTACGCCATAAATGCGAACTACCCTCATCTCGTCGCACGGGCAATACATATAGTCTCTGCCGCCGTCTGCCCCTGCGTCGTCAATCGGGTAGTCCTTCGGGTTTCCTGTCGTATGCGTCAGATGGCTTGCAGTGCCGCTGTGCCCCTGTGTTATTTTCATTGTTTTCATCGGATAAACCGCATAGTTCTTACTCATTTTGTTTCCCTCTCTTTCTTTTATTCAATCGCCGCCGAAACTTTTATAATTAGTCCTTGCCCCGCTATAATCGGGCTGTCCTTTGTGATTTTTTCATTGTCATTTTTCAGCATAAACGCTTCTTTTATGACTATCTTTTTTTCAACTATCGGTTCAAAAATAGCAGTGTATGTTTTCTGCGTGTTATATGCTGAAATTTCATCCTGATTAACGGTTATGTTTTTCGTCGGTTCTGTGTCACCGTCAGACCATTGAACGAATTTATATCCCGCATTTGCCGTGGCTGTTACCGTTACAGTGTTTCCGACCGTAGCCGAATTGCCGTTTGAAAATGATGTATAGCCGTAGTCTGAATTATTGACATTTGCCGTGACCGTGAAAATTGGGTCATCCCAATAGATAGTCCAAACTATGCCGCTCAGCGTGTATTTTCTGTATGACGGTGCGTCACAGACAACATATGCGTTCGTTACATATCCTGCGTCGGCTGTTTCGCTGGCACAGTATTTTTGCAAATTGTTAGCACTAACAGTTCTCTTGCTCGTGCCGCTTGTGCTGTCGGAGGCGACGACCGTGTCATTTAAATAAACCTTGCAGGTGTTGCCAACAGAAATACTCGCTTTCCACGACATCGAAAAAGTTAAATTAGTCACCTTGCCATAGTCAGGCACTCTGTTCATAAATGCCGTGCCTATGTTGATAAAATTCATCTTCCACTTCGTCGTGCTTTCAGATGTATCTGAAAAATTAATTGCAGAACTTCCCATTCACTCACCTCACCGCTATTCTCGCCGCTTCAACAAATGTCTCAGCGCCGATAGTTACGCTCTCGGTCAGCGTGTATTCTCCCGCATTCTCCGCACTGAACAAATAGCTCAGGGTTCGCCCGTCCTGTGTCAGCTCGCCCTGCTCTATTACTTCACCTCTGCGGCTCAGCGTGTACTTTGCCGCTGTTATAATAACAACTTCGTTTTCGTTTTTCGGCTGAATGTGTGATACTATATATTTTTTCTCGCCGATTTTAAATTCATATGATTTATTCATCATAATGGCGACACCTCCTGTCAAAAATAATCATCTCGGGAATATCCGAAAAAACTATTTTATATTTTTCGTTGGGGCAAATAGAAATCTTATAATTTTCAACATCATCAAAAACAATATCCGCCGTCGGTTTAATGTCATCAAAAAACAGCCTATAGTCAACCTGTCTGAATTTGAAATGACATATGCCGTTGCACATATACAGAAATCCAGTCCAAAACCCATAGTTGCCCGAAGCGTTCAGTGCCGTGAACTCACATGCATATGTTCCGTCAACCATATCGGCGGGCACGGAGATATACCACCCCGCCCCGCTTTCGTCTTTGACAAAATTCAGCTCGATATCATCTGCTCTGCCCCAAACTTTGATTATCTCGGGTCGTGCCATCATTCAACTTTCAGCCTGATAGTGTAGGTCTTGCCTGCGTCAACAGGGTTCGGCGTGATTATGACCTCTTTGAATACCGGTGCGACTGTGTCTAAAACTATAGTCCGTGTGACAGTGGTTGTCAGTCCTGCCGAATTGGTCGCCGTTACCGCTATTGTGTATGTACCGTCATTTGACAGCGTGAGCGTTTTTGTGAAATTACCATTCGTGTCAACTGTGACGCTGCCCTGGTCTGTGCCGCTGAGGCTGATTTTAATAGTGTTGCCCGTGCCCGTGTTAGTCGTGCCGGCAATAGTCACAGATTTGTTGTTCGTTATAGTTGTTTCGGTTGACGGTGTGGTTATCGTCAGTGACGGTTTCGATGTTAATACATTAAATGTCGCTGAATACGAACCCTCGTTTCCGTCGTTGTCATATCCATAAACTGTGATAGTGTGCTGACCGTCATTTAGTTTCGACGCTGTGAATTGACCCGTTGCGGTGTTGTCGTCATCGTTCATCAGCGTGACGGATTGGCGATTTCCGTTATCGACTACAACATAACAGACCGATGATGCGCCGGAGTTGCTGTCCGTCACCATAATGCTGATGGTCGGTGTTGCGTTGCTGGTTGTTTCGTTCGCCGTGACGCCGCCAAATGTTACTGTCGGTGCTTCTTTTTCTACGACCACTAGTTTTAATGTTTCAAAATCGGTCACTGTCGCCGTTTTGGTGTTGCCGGCTTCGTCTGTTGCTGTGACCGTGACGGGGTAATGCCCGCCCTTCAAAAATGACGACAGCTGCGGTGCTGTGACTGTTTTTTCCCAGTAGCCGTCTGACCCCAGCGTGAACCCGTCATATGTCGTGCCGTTTACCACCGCTGATACTGATTTAATTTCTGTTGACATTTGTTAAAAAATTCCTTTCTAATCTTTTTAGTTTTTTTCAAAAATCTATTGACATTTAAAAAATATGTGTTATAATATATATACATTAAAAACAAACTATGAAAGAGGTAAAAACTATGAATAATCTAAATGTAACTGCACAGGACATTGCAGACGCTGAAAAAGAAACAGTTAGTATCGTACAAAAAATCAACCCATTTACAGATAATATATATATTGACATTGTTGATGACAACAACAATATTATAGCAACGACGGGGGATCTAAAAAATTCGAATGATATAACGGCAGCAATTACCAAATTCACACATCAAATTGAAAATTCATCAAAATATACACTAAACAAAAATTGTAATTGTATCGGTTAATTGCAAATAAAATCATTATATAAACCTGTTTATTTTAAACGGGTTTATTTTTTTTAGTCTCTTTTCCAATCCAATGTGATTTTTACCTCGGCATCTTTTTTGCCGCCCAGTCTGTTAGGTATATCAATCTGCCTTTTTGCTAATTCGGTTGCTGCTTTTGTTCTTTCACTCAGCGGGGCTTCTAAACCGAATTGGTCTTTTAACTCACCCCGCATAACTGATGTTAAATATTCTAAAATTTCAACAGCATCCGCTGTCCGTTTGCTTTTCATCTCCTCTAACCTGTGATTGATTTCCTCCGTGATGTATTTTTTGTTTAACAACGACTGTGCATACTGTGCCGGTGTATTTGTTTTATATCCTGCTGAAATAACGCTCTGCCTACCATTTCCGGTTGCAACATACTCATCAATGAATTTGGATTCAGTTGTTGTTAATGCGTGTCCATCAAATGTTTTATATGACTCTCTATGTGCTTTTTTTGCATTACGATTATTCATCGTTTTTTTATTACTCATTTTTCTTTCTCCTTCTCCGCCCGCTTGCGGTTTGTTTTTTTTATATGTTAATTGTAACATATTGTTATGTTAAATACAACATTTTTAAACAAAAAAAAAATAAAGCTGCTGTTTAAAGCAGCCTTATTTATATGACTTATATTTAATCAAACCTCGCTATAAATTAGATTTTTTCAAAAAAAGTTGATTTCATGTCATCATAGATATTGATATTTAGTTCAATACAGATTTTGTTCAACTCTGAAATTTGCGCAACTGTTTTTTCATAATTGATTTTATTTTGAATTTTTCGCTTGTTTCTGTTGTATTCGATTAAATAATTCACTGCTCGTTGATTTAATATTGAATTTTCATTTTTTAAAAATTCAATAAATGTTTTCGGAATAACTATGACATCATCATTCATATCATTCATGTTTTTCTGTGGTGATGAAATTATAATACTGTTCAACCGCCACACCGTCATCATCAAATATAGTGATTTCATCGTTTTTAATTTCAATGTTACAATCGTAGTCGTTTTCATATGTGCATTCGACCAAATAGTCAATGGCTAATTCAATAGCATCTTCCTCTGTTTCAGCATATATATAATCGTGGACTAAATCAAATGTTTCATAGGGACTATATGGTTCATATCCTGCAATCTGTGCAGCATTTCTAACTGCACATTCAACACTATATTTTTTCATGCTGCTATATCCTCCAGTTCATCGAATAATGCTGTTAATTTTTCGTCAAAATCAATGTACAAATAATCCCTATTTTTTAACATTGATATTACTGTGCATTTGTCATTGTAGGACAGATAATTGGGATAATCTGCCGAAACTAAACCACCGTATATATTAAATCTGAAATAATACCTATTAGGGTTAAAACCCTTGGAACCGCATTCATCTTCACCCGAAAAAACACGATCTAATATTTCGTCAGCCTGACAGCCGATGAAAAAATCGTTGATATCATCCATTAAATAATAACGGTCATCGCCACGATATCCGTTCCAACTGTCCAGTTCTTCAACACAATCATAGAACACATCGTTATGCTCGCCGAAATATTTAATGATGTCGTTGATGATTTCGTTTTCTGTTCTTGCCATTTTAATTACCTCGTTTTCATAGTTTTTAGATTTTTGTAACCCTGTTCTGATTACATTAATATTATAACACATATTCTTTAAATGTCAATAGTTTTTTTGAAAAAAAAATAAAAAAAATAAACACCTAATATATATACTATTATATATTAGGTGTCCAGCACATTGAAATGATGTTTTCTGCCCCATTTTACAGGCGATTTATCATTACGCCATTTTGGTGCATATTTTACAGGCTTACCTGTATCCGCATATTTTAAAATGTAAAATTTTTTGCCGTTGATAACCTCGCTGCGCACCATTAAATCAATCATTTCATCAGGTGCATGCCCCGTTTCGCTTGTATCGGCTGCCGCTGCAGGTGCATATTTACCACCACGATTAGTTTTCACTGCCATTATTAAAACCTATAATCTACAAATTTAAATTTTCCAACAATACAATATACGCTATTCATCGTCAACCTCGTTTATATTTGAATTGCAGTAAGGCTTATAGATGATTTTGCAACTGTTTATATTTTTTAAGTTTGTAGATAAGTCCTTTCCGTATAATACAATACAATTGGGTTTCAGCCTATTGCATATTTCGTCATAATACTCATATAATAATCTGTAATTTCCCCATCTACCCTCACCCATGGTAGAAATTGCAATTACACTATTCTCTTCCACACCAGCTAAGCAATAGTCTAAGCTGTCTTTATCTGCAATTGTAATTGTTGGAATCACATTAATTCCGTTTTCTTGCCAAAATCTACCACACCACCTATTACGATATACATTAAATATCTTTGCAGCTTTTGGCATATCTGCATAGGGTGAGAAATCGGGAGATAATACATATTTAAATTTCTTCAGAGTATCTATGTATCGTAAAGGTCTATTCCACACTCGCTCAAATTGATAATCGTGTAAAAAAAAGTGAATACCATTATCTTTAGGCTCTTTAAATGTCTTAGCAAAGTTAAATCCAACTAATTTAGAATTATTAATATCCTCACAACTTAAATCACATTTATGTATTGTAGGTATATCGTATATATTATCACTTTCAAATTGAGCATATGCAAGATTTAATATATTAGCCTCCATAAATCTTGTTTTGTTTTTATAGTAATAATTATCTTCACTTTTCATACTCAATACCTATAAATAATATGTGCCGAATATCGCTTCGGCAGGCGGTAGATTTTCACTACACAGATTATGAAAGTAATGTTTAATTAAACACATCTGCCTTGACTAACCTATTTCTAAAGGAGAGTTGGTACAATGCGAAAACCAACTGAACGAATAAAAGAAGTTATTGGCAAGGATAGTAGGATTTGAACCTACAAATCCAGCAGTCAAAGTGCTGTGCCTTACCTATTTGGCTATATCCTTATTTAATTTATTATTTAATTTTATCTCTTCCCATTTATCATTGTCTGTAGGTATTTCAATACCTGTCATTTCATACCATAAATCCCTCAAATACAAAACTATTTGTATCTGGGATGTTGACTTAAATAATTCAATGCTTTTAAACTCTTCGCTTTCTTCGTCCCAGACAGCTCTATTTATACGATACACTGTAATAGGTCTATCTTGTTTTAAACTATAAAACTGTGATGTTTGATATAGTATTCGACCGCCTTGATTATTAATTGCTGTTTGAAGCTTGTGTATCATTATTGTATTGCTATTTGCCATTATCTTTTTCTCCGTTTGGCTGAACTACGACTTCTAATAGCCCTCTTCTTCTTGACTACTTTCACACTCGCCATTGTTTATCACTCCATTCATATTGTTTCCTACATAATTTGCATTACCGTCATCATTATCCAACTCAACTGTACATTCTTCAACAGGTAAACTAACATACCAAATAAATATACCAATTGTTGAAAACCATAAAGCTAATATAACCAAAAATGATATAAACCATCTTCTTGCACTTGCTTTAACTTCTCGCAACAATTCCGTTGCCAATTTTTCATTCTCCATATTCAACATCCTTTATTATTATATATTTATTATATAGCATTTATTTGGATTTGTAAATAGTAAACAAGGGTTTATTTTTGTTTTCTGTTATTGATTTATTAAAACATACAATACCCATGCCTCTTTCCCTTGCTTCTTTTGATTTTAATTTTCGCCCACATCTCAGACAATGTGAATATTCTTTTTGTTTCATAATACATTCACCATGATATAATACATTGCCATCTGCTCTTCAATCTCGCCTGTTTTTATTTTCATCTCAGTATCTCTTATCAATCTTAGCATATACACTAAATCACCTGTACTGTAATATCCTGTTTTTTCTTTTGCACATTTTACTTGCCATGCTGTCAATCCTGTTGAATTTACTATGTCTTTACTTTCACATGACTGCACTTGTAACACTTGCTTAACATTGTTATACAATACGGATAATAACACTATTGTACTTTCACCTACGGCATAACATTGTTCTAATAAATCAAACGCTCTTTTTGTTTGATGTTTTAGTAACGCTTCGACATAATCAAATATAGCATCTAACGGTGACTGAAAAATTGTGCCATCGTTTAATAATTTTATAAATGCACTGTCAGGTGTTACAGTATTATTTGCACTGATATATGTATCAATTTTATTTATTTCTAACAGTATTCTTGAATAACTACTTTCACATATATTTATCAGCTTATCACAATTAACATCACTCAGGTTGATTTCTTTTCTAATGTATTTTTTTAATATTTGCGGTTCTAACAAGTTAAATTCTACTATGGTATCTTTATATTGTTTATAAAATTTAGACCGTTTATCCACAGTTGTAATGAGAAATATAAGTATATTATCACCTATAACATTTTTTATTTCGCCCCATAACTTCTCATTTGTCATAAACTCTCTATCATCTCTGATTATATAGCAATAAGATTTTTGAATAAACGACTTGTTTTTTAGTTTGCCATATATATCTGTTATGCTATCTACTCTTACTTTTTCAAGTCCCTTACATTCCGCTATCTTGTTAATATATATATTCTGCACGGCTATTTCTTCACCTGTAAACAGATATAAATTATTGGGTGATCTAGTTTTAATGTGATTTTTAACAGCTAATACATCCACCGCATAACACCTCTCTATTTATTTTCTCGGACGACCGCCTGTCCTTTTCTTATTAAACATATCACTATTTATGGGCGTGCCGTTTACTTTAAATTCAATATATTGTAACATAGCTTTCTGATAATCCCTTGTCGTTGCGTCTTCGCTTGCACAAACTTCTGTGTCATAAAACGGACATTCAGAACATGGAAGTCTCCCCCTGTCCACACATACATTTTCTTGAAATTTCTTGCGAACTTCAAAGTATCGTGCATTATGATATTTAATATCCTCAGTATATGTTTCTTTATACATCATTTTCTTCTAAATTAATGTTATAATCTTCGACAGACACGGGTGTGTGTATTGTAGGCTTATAACATATATGTTCTTCCGGATTGTTATATTTAGGATAAACACGGTCAAAAAGTTTTGTGTTCTCTTCTTGCAACTTCTCATACTCTTCTTTTAAAGATTTATTATCATCAACCACACTGAATAGTGCAAAGATAAGTAACGCTGAAAGACACATAGATATTGCAAAACAACAGCCAAATATAAACTGATACCCAGTAATTAAATTGTTCTCATATGCGTTTAAACAGCATAGTAGTGTGATAACAGCACACATAAAAAGCATTATAACTATAATCTTATTAATAATATCTCTCATAATTTAATCTCCCATCCATTCTTTTCTAATATCTAATATCCAACAATCAAATAAACCAATTTTTGAAATTCCGTTTATTCTTATCTGTTGTAAATACTCGCTTGTTATTATTATTCCATGTGCATACCTTATTTTATCTTCATGTAACCTACTACTACACACCGACATAAATGCTTTTAAAAATAATCGTAAATCATACTTGTCCACTTCGTTTTTAAATGCTATTTTATTGCCAATTTTAAAAGCGTTTGCCCCACTTACTTCTGCTATATTGTCAACAACCAATTCAACATAATTGTAAAAATCTAAGGCATTACATCTATCATCTCCGCATAATTTAATAACTTCACCAGGAGTTTCGCAAATATTCTTAATAACCTCATCTTCATCATCATGTAATGTGTGATTTAAATAATAATTCGCAAACGCATGTATTTCAACTGGTTTGTAATTATCCATTCTGAATATTGTTCCTCTACTTCTTATGGTTGCAAGTGTATTATTTTCATCTTGTAATGTCATTATGAAAATAGCATTGTTAGGAGGTTCTTCTGTTATTTTTAATATAGCATTTTTTGCAGCTAATGACATAACATCTGCATCAGGAATTATGTAAATAGTTTTTGTATGTATCTTATATGCTTCTTCTACCATATTTCTAATACTATCAACCTTTACATCTTCCAACTGTATTATATTTTCACACAACCACTTTGCTATATTTCTTGCAAATGTTTTCTTACCACTTCCTTTTTGCCCCACTAATATTGCAAATCTTGGAAATGTGTTATTGCTAATCTGTTCTTGTATTCTATTTTGAAGATTTTCTTGTCCGATCATTCTTTACAACACTCCAACAATAATATTGCTTCTACAACAGGTTTAACAGAAGTTTCCCATTTTATGTCACTATTCAGTTTAATCAGTGTATCAAGTAAATGTTTACATGCTTCAAACTCATAGTCACTATAAGACTTTAATTCTTCTTCATATTCTTTTGTAGCGGGTATCTGTAAATGATCAAAAGTACCTAAACAATCATATTTATTAATATCAAGAATAAACTGCATATACTGCTTTACAAACTGTTTTAAATCAAGCCCTGACATATGAATATCTTCAATAATTTCAATTACTTTCTTGCTGTCTTTGTCAAATAATGCATTTGTCAATTTAAACATTGTATCATAATTTGCTGTTCCTAATGCTTTAATAACATTCTCTAATGTTAGATCTTTTGAGTATGCCAAGCACTTATCCATAAGAGTTATGCTATCACGCATCCCGCCATCTGCGATATTAGCAATAAAATTAAGAGCGTCATTATAACCATCATCAGGTATTGGTGCGAG